CTAAATCGAATCTATCAACCGAGTGCTCAACCCACCAACTCCTAAATGCCATAAATGAGTGCCACTCATCACATACCGATGACTTATTGTATGTTGGTCTTGTTTTTAAGTATTTATCCGAGTAACACCTAACAAGCATACTTTTCCAGCACACGTATGCTGGGCATCTCATGCCCATAGGTGCAGTCATATAATCCGCATCATTAACCCCAACACCACAAACAATCCTGTTTGCACTTAACGCCAGCTTAAAATTATTTCTGAATGAGTTTGATATTTCAACGCCAGTCATAACACCGCCATAAAGAAAACCCCCGTGAAGTTTGGCCGATACCTAAGCGAGGCATCCTTCACGGGGGTTGTGTTCGTTGCTTTCTGTTTATCAGTTCACCGGCCAAAGCTTACTGATTTAGTGATATTAGCATATATCTATTTACTTGCAACATCGTTTGTTAGTGCGTTGGTTATGGTTGCCATCACGACACCTTCATATCATCTCGACGAATAATCACCGTCTGCTTGCGGATAGGAGATCTGCCATCGAATACGAATACGACAGAGCCAGCATTGTTGTTTTTTACCTCTAATCCTGTTTCATTGCTGATGAAACCAATGCGCCCAGTAATGATGTGCATCTCTGTGCAGCATTCGAAAGCCTTCTCAAACCACGCTGTTGATGTTGATGCGGGAAGAAGCATCACAACAATCTTACCCTTCCATGACTCTGTTAGCGCCTTTTCAATCCAAAGCGCCGTTTCTGAATAAGGTGGATTTAGCCAGTTTCTGCTGCCCCAGTTAGCAGTAAGCGAATTCTGTTCCTGAGTAATCCATTCTGGTGCCAGGTGGTTATCGTCGCTGGCCGCCACGTCATGAGTAAAGTTGAAACGCCTGTTGTAATAATCGAAAACATACTTCGGCGTCATCCAAAGATCCCGGCTACTCGCCGGGGTTTTGCTGTCGTGATATCCCTTCATCAGTATTTCATCCCCATACCGGAAACTTTCTTAGTCGCCACGGCGGTGATCACCTTCTTCGCCGTTTCTTCGTCAATCCCAGCGTGCGCAATCAAATCCACCAGCGCGGCGCGGTTAACTGCTGCGCGATGTGCTTTATCCTGCTCGCGGCGCTCCAGTTCCTCGGCTTCACGCTTGCGATTTTCTTCTGCCTCACGCTGCGCTTTCTCTGTTGCATCTTTCGCTGCCTGTTCTGCGCGAATTTTTGCTGCTTCCTCTGCTGCAATTGCTGCCTGCTTTGCTGCTTCTTCCTGAGCAACGCGGCGGCGTTCAGCTTCTTCTTCCCGTTGCTTTGAAGCCAGCTCAGCCATGCGGGATTGCTCCGCCTTGTTGCGCTCATCAAGAATGCGTTGCTCTGCACGCTGCTGCTCTTCTTCGCGGGCCTTCTGTGCTGCTGCTTCGGCAATAAGGCGATCACGCTCGCGCTGTTCGTTATCTGCCTGCAAGCGGCGCAACTCTTCCAACTCTTCTGCCTGCTTCTCTGCTGCTTCAATGCGGGAAAGTGCATCAGCAGCAACTTGACGTGCGCCATCAACGGCAGCATCGGCTTTCTTAACGTACTCAGGCCACAGCTTTGTTGTATCCACAGCTTTAGCCTCTGCCAGCATAGATCGCACTGTATCGCTTGTAGCTGAAACATCGCTGCACAGTGACACAATGTCAGTCATGCGAGAAATAATCGCCTCCTGTGGCGCTGCGGCGTCCAGCAGTGGCTTTAGCGTTGCATCACGCAGTGCGTCGAATCGCTCAACGCTTTCACGGGCGTTTTTCTCTACGACTTTCGGCAGCGCTTTAATCTCTCTCAGATAATCACGCATCGGCTTGTCGATAGCTGTCTTGCTGCTGCTGATCTTCGCGGCCAGTGATTTGATGTGCTTGCGGCCTTCCACGGTTTCGATATCCGGTACGTGCGCCTCTACTTCAGCCTTAACCTTAGCGAACAGGTCTTCCAGGCTTTCTGCGCTGTATGCCACTGGCAGCTGAGGAAGTGCATTAACTTCTGTGCTTACTTCGGTTGCTGCTTCTTTAGTTGTCATGCTTATTCTCCAGGTTGTGAAATTTACGATACTGCGCATCAAGCTCTTTGCACTTACGGTGACAGTAAACCTTGTCGCTGCGTGAGCGTGGCGGTATCGGGTTGTTGCAGTGAATGTAACGACATTCACGGTGGCGAGTTGTTTCTTCTGTCATGTGAACCTCTCAATCGACAAGCTGACTATATGCAAAAAGGTTGCGTTATACAACCCTTTAATTTCATATTGAGGAACTCATCTGAATTTATTTTCTCTTCGCATTGCTTCTGCTGAACGAGAGTCTCTCGCGCTTTGCCTTCTCCTTGCACTGCCTTGAACAAAACCACTTCGATCTATTTATGGTTTTTTCGAAAACGCACCCACAGTTGCCGCATGCAACTTTCTCTTTTGTTTGCCCCTCAGATTTTTTCTTGGCGGAGATGGCGATCAGTGGCAGCTTTTCGTTAATGAAGGTCTTAACCTCATCGAAGTCATACAGCCATGATGGTCTTGCTGCGACGGGGACATAAGTTCCATCATTAGTGATGATTCCTGTCTGTGACTTTTTTATAGGAGCAGGGAATCCATCGGTCCTTGCTATAACGCTTATCCACTGATAGGTAATCCCAAGATGGGCTGCCATTTGTTTTCTTGTCATGAGGTTCATAGTTAACTCCTTGCTTGTTGTGTGCTGGCATCATATTGCAACCCCTCGTCAGAGTAAATATATATAGAAATTTAGGGGTAATAATAAATTATCCTTTATAATCATAAACTTATCCTAATTATCCTTTTATTATCCTAAAATTATCCTCCTAATATCCTAAAATATCTATAAATATCAAACACTTAGCGTTATAGAGAGAGAAATTATCCGAATTATCCTTTTTTGCTAGGGCACCAAATTTCACAGATTTATATGTTAATGAAATGTTAAATATATTTCTTTGGTTTTTATAAAAATAATGATTTTTTTTGTTGAATTTATATGATATCATTCTTCTTGCAAACAAGCGGAGATTTCACTTTTCACTTACTTATATAAAATATAGCCCCCCCCCCTCATTATCCCCATAATTCAGATAACCCAAAACCCCACCACATATTTATATAATCTAGTGCCCTCGAAAAAAGGATAATTCGGATAACAGGATAAGTTCATGATTTACATGGAGAAAAAAGGATAATTTTTCGGATAATTTATCCTATTTTTTTGGGCTGTACATTTTATGTACAAAAAAGCCCGCTTTTGCGGGCTAATCGGTGGTTTTTGTGTGGGGCTGGATGCTACTTTTTCTTTCTCATCTTCTTACCGTTTACTTCAATCTGGCCTGAAAGCTCAAGTGACATGATGGCGTTGTTGAATGCGTCCTGTCCAGTTCCATGCAGCTGGCGCTGTATCTCCCTGTAGAATCCTGTCTTGGTGATCGTCTGCTTCACCGCTGACTGAGCCACCCATTCATCACCAGTTCCTGTCAGTCTGCGGATTATCCTCTCCTTAATGCCATCAAGCTGGGCCTCTATGCTTTCACCCGCAGCTGCCTCATTCAGTTTAAGGTTGCTCGCCAGATGATTGATGCTGGCTAGCACAAGCATTAGAGAGTAACGGACGTAATCGACCTCAATGATGGCCTTAGCTCCTTTTACGTTACCGAATGCCATAATGCTGCTAACGCTGGCAATACGCTCACAGATACGCGCATACAGAGCACCAAGCTGGGGATGATTAAGATATCTGTCCTGCTCGTAGTGGCTGCTGATGGCTCTGATAAGCTGCTCGGCTTCATTGGATGGCTCAACGGTGATCACTTCCTTATCGTTAAACTCAGCATCAACCTCGCTGGCTGCGGCATCTTCCGACATCTGTATGATTAATCCGATCTCACGGTCAATAAGCTGGCGGTCAAGCTGCCCAACCTGGCGAGGGTTAACGCCCCACAAATCAGCATTACGCTTTGACCTCTTCTCGCCACAATCGAAGATAAGCGCACGCCCAAGGAAACCAGACTCAATCCTGTCAGTGTCGATGATGGCAGCCAGTTTCTGAGGAGTAGAAGATCCAGCCAGATTAAGGCATGGATTAGGAATTCCCTTAGCCAGCTGGGAAAGTGTAAATTCCTCATTGGCTATGGACTGATTAATCTTCTCCATTTCAATTTCTATCTGCTTAACCTTCGCTGCGTCATGCTGTGGGTTGCATTCTGCCAGTGCAGTTTCTTTTGCAGCCTTCTCTTTCTGCTTGCGAGAGATGGAATTCATTATCCGCTCACCAAACTCTTCAGCGTGCAGTCGTGAAAGCTTGAGTCGCCCAGTGGTTGCCAGCTCCATTATTACCGCCGGGATTGTTGCCGTGTGCTGGTTTCCACCCTTCGACTCGACATTAAGGAACTTGTGGGCCTCATCGACGATATAGAAGCAGCGGCCGTGATCGTAAACAGCGGTTCGGAGAATATCCTTATCTGATCGGATATCACCGTAAACTGGCCTCCCAGCCTCGCAGAGTATCTCTTTGATAACGTCCTGCGCCCTCTCCTTACCCCCTCCAGAAACAGCCAGAGTTAGCGTGATGAGACTCGTCTTAGTCCCCATCCATCCCGGAATTCCAGCACCAGCCATTGCCATGCACTGAATAGCCATCGCAGAGTAGGCTCCACCTCTAAGCTCACGGTGTGCGCCTGCGCGGATGTAATCGACAATCTTCCCGGCCAGTCCTGGTGGATAGTCAACATCCAGGTCGTCGAATGAAACCCCAATAGGCAACTCGCCATCGCCAGCAGCTGGCATGACCTGCTTAGGCAAATCGATGTTGCCCGGAAGAAGTAATTCAAATAGCTGCGGCGGTGCTGATTTGTTGATCTCGGCGTAGTCGATGACGCCCTTTTCTGGCTCTGGTGATGTCTTTGGTTCGGCAGCAGTAACATCAGGCAACTTCCCGTCCAGCTTAACCGCCTCGCGCATGGCATCTTTGCATTTATCTTCGCCATGATTCTGGCGGTAATCGTCCCAGTCTCCTGCCTCTGGCGGCAGTGCTATTTTTGAATTGCTCTGAATAGCGGCATCTTCTGCATAACGAAGTCCAGCACCATGCTCATCATGATCGGCAAAAACAACCAGTTTAGCATCAGGAAAAGTTGATCGCGCAAGCTGGCAGGCAGAGGAGAGGTTTGCCGTATTGAATGCCACATATGTTGTAGCTCCGGTCATGCGATTGACAGTCACGCCAGTAGCGTAACCCTCAACCACGGCTATAAGACTTTCTTTGCCCTGGATGCAGTGAGAAACGCCTGACATATCGCCGCCAGTAATAGGCCGCTTTGTGCCGTCTTTAGTTATCTTCTGCATGTTGACCAGTTCACCATCCTTGTAAACTGGAACCAGTAATAAATCACCCGGTTCGATGCGCTCCATGTTAGCGCCCATCATGATCTCGCCGTTAACCAGCCACTCGCCAGATAACCCTTTGGCTGTCATATATGGATGCTCAGACTTCACCGCCTGCGATAGCATTAAAGCAGCACCAGCTTTAGCCCTGGCCCTGTTCTCTTTTATAATCTGCTCATCGGTTGCGGTGTGTTTTCTGACAGGTGCTACAGTGCGTGGCACATCCTGGCCGATTAACTCGCGGGCCACTTCAATTGTCGGCTTGCCAAGATAACGTGAAAGCAGCAACAGGCCGCCACCAGACTGCGGATCGCACTGTGAACAGAACCAGGTTCCTCGACCATCCTTATCGTCAAAACGGAACCTGTCCTTTCCACCACACACAGGACATGGACCGTGATGACGGACATTAGGCAGGCGACACCCGTATCCCTCAAGCGTCTGACGCCATGCGCCGTTAAACTCGCGCAGAACACGATCTATTGGCCCATCTCCAGTTGGTGACGGTGTGAATTTTCCTTTGTAGCAATCGCATGTGCCTGAAGCCAAATGCCCGCACGAAAGGACGAGCGGAAAGTAAAGTAAGCCCATAGAGAGCACTCCATGTAATTTTATTGCCCTCGGTTGAGGGCTTGAGTTATGCAGGTATCAGAGAGATGACTTTATAGTGAATTTCAACACACTGATTTTCTTCATCTGTTTATCAAGTGATTTAAGTTTAGCGATACGCATCTCTTCAGCCCGATCAAGAGCTTCATCTTCTGTCAGGTGCCAGTCTTTTCCATGGAAGTATTGTGCGAACCCACTGCCTTTTGCTCGCTGAACTGCCATATCACCCTTCACGTCTGCTTCAGCACTGTACACGCCCGTTGTTAGGGCATATTTTGTTATATAAACAATAGTCATTACAAAGACTCCTTTATGAAATCCAGCCTGTCATTGATTGCCTTTGCCTCTTCATCAGTCAGTCCCTTCGTTTTGGTGCGGGCATAAGGAAGCTCGCTGATAATGCAGTTAATGCGGAACTTACTCAGCTTCGCTGTCTTAATGATGTAAGACACCTTCAGGCCCATATCAGCTGCGCGTTGCAGGCGCTCTACTGTTTCTGCGTGACGTTCTGTATTGCTCATTCGTTTTCTTCCTGTGGGATTAATTTTTTACAACAATATATCCAAAAAGGTTGCACGTCAACGATAAATCGTGTTTACTGCATCTCACAGCGGCACATTGCCGAACATTAACGAAACACAGGAGCAGTAAATGAGCGATTTATTTTTCAACACTCTTCCAGAAGCAGACACAGACTTTGACGGTTTTTATGATGGAAAGCAGGAGTTAGTACCAGACGGTACTGTTTTTGATGTTGTAGTTGTTGACGCTTTCAACGGCCAGGAAGAAGGCACCGCTGTACAGAAGTGCTTTGTTTCAGTACAGGTTGTAGAGCCAGGGCCATATCTTGGCTACAAATACCGATACAACGCCAAGGTTTACGACATCGACGCAACAAAGCGCGACAGGGCAATGAAGAATCTGCAATTGCTTGATGTTCAAGCTGGATCTCCGTTAAGCAAAGGTAAATTGCCCCTCACAACAGAAAACATGCATGAACATTGGGTTGGCGCAGCATTTGCCAAAATGAAGATTGGCTTCATTGCAGCAGACCCTAATGACTCAACAAGCAAAGACATCAACTTTATTCAGGGCTTCGGTTATCTGCGCGAAAAACTGCCACAGGCTGCGACAGCCATGAAGGAAGCCTCTAAGCCGTCTGAGCCTGCTCAATCAGATGCTGATGACTTCGACCCAGGATTCTGATAATTAACTCTGCCGCCTGCGGGCGGCATTTTAGGATTTACACACATGTCATTCACTTTACGACCATACCAACAAGAGTCTGTTGATGCTGTCGTTGAGCATATCAAAAAGCGACTCAGCCCATGCCTGTTAGAGCTTGCTACGGGTGCGGGTAAGAGCATCATTGTTTCGGCTATCGCCAAGTACCTGAAAGGCGTTGCGCCTCAAAAGAGAGTTTTATGCATAGCGCCAAGCCTTGAGCTTATCGTACAGAACCATGCGAAGTACACGGAATGGTATAAAGAGCCAGCCTCCATCTACTGTGCCAGTGCAGGAAGCAAAGATCTTCGCCACTCTGTCATTTTTGCCAGCCCTGTATCAGCGATGAAGAATATCAACAAGATCGCCAGAATGGGGATATCTGGAATCATTATCGATGAAGCACATGGTGTTACTCCGACCATGCTTTCTCTGATTAAGGCAATCCAGGAATATGAAGTTGAAGGCGTGCATATTAACGATAAGGTGCGCGTTATCGGTATGACAGCCACACCCTACCGTACAGGAACTGGCTACATTTATTCATCAGATCATTCTGGTGAAGAACCGATTTATTACGACGACGACAAAGCACGTAACCCATACTACTCACGGCTTCTGTACCGTGTAACCGCTGGAGAGCTTATTGCTCAGGGCTTCCTGTCAAAGGTTCGAATCGGTGAAGAAGATGAGCACTATGATACTTCAGCCCTGACGAAGGAACTGGTAGATAAGGGAAAGTTTACAGCTGATCAGGTCGCACGCACATTCAACGGAAACACGAAGACAGAGCGCATAGTTCAGAAGATCATGAGTTATGCAGAGTCGCGTATGGGAGTGATGATCTTCGCAGCAACTATCAGTCATGCTGAAGAAATAGCAGGCTACTTGCCATCGGACTTAACGCGCGTAGTCACCGGCAAACTGAAGAAGTCAGAGCGCGAACTCTACATCAAAGAGTTTAAGGCACAGCGCATTAAGTACCTTGTTAACGTGGATGTTCTCACAACAGGCTTTGACGCGCCACACGTTGATCTGATTGCTGTAATGCGAGCCACGGAATCACCAGGACTGTTACAACAGGTTGTTGGTCGCGGGCTTCGCCTGCATCCAGACAAGGAAGACTGTCTCATACTGGACTTTGCGGAGAACATCATTCGCCACAATTTGCAGGACGACATCTTCACGCCTGAGATAAAGAATAAGGCAATAGCTGGTGAGTCAGTACCTATTGAGGTTGAATGCCCTGCCTGCCATTGCATAAGCCAGAAAAAGCGCCGCAATGACCCGATGTACGATGGTGTTGCTCATGACAGATTTGGAAACTTTATTGTTCCCGGCACTGAGCGATCCACCCGATTTGTAGATGGCGAGGCTGTCGAGTGGGATGGCGAGATCATGACAATGAAAGTTAAAGACCCGTCACGCAAAGATGAGTTTGGCGAGATAGAAGAAATCGATTTGCCAATGCCTGCGCACTACTCGCGCCGTTGCAGCAATCCAGAGGCGCATCTCGTTAAAGGTGTTGCAGTAGCGTGCGGTCACAGGTTCTCTCTTAAGATTTGCCCTGAGTGCTATGCGGAGAATGACATAGCCGCAAGGCATTGCACGGAGTGCAAGGGCCGCCTGGTTGACCCTAACAGCAAGCTTACTGACGATGCAGGCTTTGCCACAGTAATGATGGATGGCGAGATACGCCGTGTGAAGTGCTATGGAGTAACTTACACGCCGTGGGTAGCGCGTAGCACTGGCAACCACTCACTGAAGGCTGAATATCGCACTGAGATTGGTGAGTTCACTGCGTGGCATACACGCAAGCAGAAATGGGTTTTCAACAAGCTGTCTCAGATTAACGGAGCAGATCCTGAGCTGATTACCAGCTATGACCAGTGCGCAGACTGGAAGAACGCGCCGCGAGAAATAACCATCAGGAAGACGGAGCATAACGGCTACGTTAAATTCGAAATTAAACAAGTGCATTACACAGAAAAGGTGGGAGCATGAACAATTATACACACAGTGAACTTTGTGTGCTGGCAAGCAGATTCCTGCAAAATAATGGATTCAAGGTGGCTTTCCATGACCGTTTTGTCGCTGCTGTGGCTACCGGAGAACAGCCAGACGCAATTGGCTTTAGAAATCTTGCATCATGCCTGATAGAGGTAAAGTGTTCCCGCGCTGATTTTCTTGCTGACCGCAAGAAACCATTTCGCAGAATGCCAAATGAAGGAATGGGTGACTGGCGATTCTTTATGGCTGAGCCTGGTTTTATTGATGTGCATGAGCTACCACCGGGATGGGGGCTGCTTCATGTAAAAAATGGCAGGGTATATAATGTTCACGGATGGCCAGGAAATGCCATGTGGTGCAATAAATCATCAAAACCTTTTGTAGCCAATAAGCAAGCTGAATGCGATTACATGTACAGCGCACTTCGTCGCATGCAGATTCGCGGGCATCTTGATGAGGTATATGACGGATTACCAAAGGAGCACAAATGAACCTCAAACAAATCCCTGACCACATCCCGGTATTCGGTGACACTTCATTCCGTGGCGACTGCGCCATGGAGACGGCCGAGCTGATCGGTTTTTTCAAGCTGCTTAAAAACGAGTTCCCATCATTGCATGCTATTGCCACACATATCCGCAACGAGGGGAAGCGGAGCAAGTTTCAGGGGTATAAGCAGCAGCAAGAGGGAATGAATACCGGGGCCAGCGACATAATTATCCCATGCTGCCCGCCAATCGTCATTGAACTGAAACGCCGTGACCACACCAAGTCACGCATTGAAGGTAAGCAGGTGGCATATCTTTCATCATCTCACGTTTACGGTGCATTCGCATGCGTGGCACTCGGTGCTGTTGGTGCAATCGAGGCGGTGCGCGCATGGCATACGGAAAACCGAAAATAACAGGCGCAATGCCATATAAATACTGCGCAGATGATGCGCAGTGGATTGATAGCCAACTTGCGATGCTTGAACCTGGGTTGCGGGCGCAGGTTGCCATGGCATACGCAAAGGCATACGTGCAGGAAGAGCAGCTGCATGATATTGAGTACCAGAAGACGGGTGCGGCGAGATTTGCTGCCAATACTAGACTGCGTAAATTCATAAACAAAAAGATTGCAGAAAGTATTAAAGTGGTGTAGTATTTTTTTCAAGGCGGAATGGGTCGCTATAAAATTAAGGTAAGCAAATGAACAATACCGGATTACAAAAGATTTTAGACGAACATAATCTGTGGGTTACCTCTATGCGCAAAATGGTAGCGAAAGCCAACCTGAGCGGTGCCAACCTGCGCAGTGCCGACCTGCGCGGTGCCGACCTGAGCGGTGCCAACCTGCGCAGTGCCGACCTGCGCGGTGCCGACCTGTTCGGTGCCGACCTGCGCGGTGCCGACCTGTTCG